TGGCGGCCCAGTCCGGCGCCTTCGGCATGGTGGTCGCGTAATAGTGGGTAGCGCCCCCAGTGGGGTCCGGCACCTTGCCGTCGATCACCTGGTCAGCAGCGATGCGACACTGCGCCAGCTCGCGGAAAGGGATCTGTCGCGCGCCGTTCAGAAACTGATAGTTCGGGTCGTTGCGGTTCCAGCAGCTGAATTGGTACGGCTTCTGGCACACGCCAACGTAGCCCTCGCCCCACCAGGATTTATCCTTGCCGTCGTCCACGCGGTTGCGGATCGTCCACGCCACGGCGACCATCCCGGCTAACCCCTCCCCGCGAGCTTCGCCCCACAGCGTGCGCGCGAGTACATCGCGATCTTTCTCAGTCACGTTCATGCAGTTTTCTCCAGACGAAAAAAAGCCCGCACTTGGCGGGCATTGGTCAGTGGCCGATTAGGCCGAGGGTGAAGTGTCGGGAGTGTCCGGCACGGCCTTGGACGTGATAGTGACCTTGGCCGAGTAGCTGTTCAGGAGTTGCGCAGTACGGACAACGGACTGAGGAAAGGCCTGCATGATCTCGCGCGCCCGGGCGTCCGCTTCATCCACCGTTGCGTATTCCTGCTGGTTTTGCGGGTCGTAGGCGTTGCTGCCGTTGATGACAATAAAGGGCATATCGGTTCTCCAGTCATGTGGCCGATCACGGCCGGGACATCAAACGTTAGTTACGTCAAGAATCATCCACCTTGACGGGTACTCGGTTGTTGATTGCTGCCCGTTGTTATTGGCGTTCGCATTTGTGAATGTTGCCATGTCCTTAACCTGGAACTGATTGGGCGGCGTCCTGCCCAGATGCAACCAGCTTTGCAAGAACCTGACCGAGCTATTACCCGGCTGAGTAGGGCTAGCTTGAACCACAAAGCGATAGCCGTAATCACACATCACGAAGGCGGTGGTTTTGCCCGGATAACTATGCGTCTCGTCGGCATTAGATCCGGGAGGCGAAAAGTATTCAAGCACCTTCATATATTTTTTCTGAGCGTCAAAAACTAAATTCCCAGCGCCGTCAAAAATCTGCATTCCCATATTACTTGCGGGATTTGGACTTGATGCGTCGAAGATAAAGAAAGTTCCGCCGATATTGAAGTTATTGCCGTTATAGATCTCAAACGTGAAACTCTTGCCGCTGATAGAACGAATGGAAGCGTAGCAGAACTGATCGCAATTAATCGCGATGATCGGGGCTGTGCCCGTCACCGTGACTGTCACCGTTCCAAGGTTGGAACCACCATTGGCCAAGTTAGAAGGACCGATGGTAAATCCGCCCTTCTGCCTGAACTCATAGTTCTTATAGTCTGCATCAATCTGGATGAAGTTCCCTTCGTTAAAGCTCTGGAAACCTACCGGCATGTCAATAGACCCCGTAGTAGACCCATACGGTTTCCCGTCCCGCAGTCCATGAGATAGTCCTCCCCGAGATTGTTATTTGCGCCCGCCCCCGGTTGACACCATTGATGCCTAACGGAGGCTGCGCTTGTTTAAATACAAAGATGCGAGAACCCCCAGCTAATTCCGGGACGGTGACTGCCCCCGGAGTTTCGGCCTGCATTACGAACTGACCTATGATCTTGGATATAGAGTCGTTAATGTCGACCACTAAAGCGCCATTGGCGTCAAATACCTGCAGGCCCTGCGGCATTATCCCCACACTCCCATTCTGACCCGAAGAACGCCGTCAACAACAACCTGGATTCCATCCCGGTTCATGACAGTATAAGTGTTTGCCCGAGAACCATGTCGAAGAATAACCTGAGCGTCTCTAGTAATCAGCTGCATCATCGGTAGGCCTTGCTGAGTGAGCAGGCTTGAGTTGATGTCAGCAGATACCAGCAAGTTAGTAATCGTGGCTTGGCGAATAAACGCACTGCTCATGAAGACCTGCCCACCATCGACAGTAAACGGCGAGAACACCTGGCCATTATTAAGGCTGGCATTCAAGATAGCGAATCGGTCAGCACTGACGATGAATTGAGACTGGGTAACGCCGCTTTCATTCCCAAGCCCCAGCCCGAACCCGGCAACCACTTTCTGCCCGTTGCTGTTAGTCATTAACTTGACAGAGTAGGAAGCGTTGATATTGCCGTTGGTATCAGCTACCGCCTGTTGGGTGGTTTGAATCGCTGCGCCCTGATTACCTACCACAGTATTGAGGTTGTTGATACTTGATGCTTGGGAGGTGATCGTATTGCCTTGCGACGTAACGGTCGTTTGGAGCGAGCTCAGTGCGGAGGAGCTGGCCTTCGTGGCGAGCCCGGTCGTCCCATTGTTGACTGTCGATTCCAGCGAAGTGGTGCGCGCTGCAACACTCGTCACCGCTCCCTCCGAGCTGGTCACGCGACTGGTCAGCGCATCAAGGGCAGAAGCCGAAGCGGCCGCAGACCGGCGCCCCACAGCGATGTACGCGATGTCGATGACACCGTTAGCGTCGGCAGGCACCATCATATCCAGACGAATCGCCCAGATACCGGTTTTTCCGTTCCAGCCCGCATGTCCGGACAGATCCAGCTCAATGTCCTGCCAGTCCTCCGTTGCCAGATTGATGTTCCAATTGAACCGCCGCGCCTCGGCCAAACCTCCATCTTCATTTGCCCAGTACATTGCAGCTTGAGCTCGGCTGGTGGCCTTTCGGCGTAGGCGAATCCGCAGGTAGGGGTTTTCGGAACCGTTGATCTTGCCAAACGAATCTGTGGCCTGGATCTGGGTGTACTTGGACACCGTCGAATACAGGGCGCCAGGTGTCATCGTCGACCCGCTTACCTGAGGAATCCAGTTGCGGTTTGTGTTCAGAAACTCCCATGCGTATCCAGCTACGAACGGTGCGACGCTGCCGATGGTGTTTTTCAAGCTGGTGATATCAGCGCTTTGACTCGTCAGCATCGCGCCTTGCTGGCCGACAGTCGATTGCAGTGATGCCACAGCGGTCGAGGTTGCAGAAACCTGGGTTTCCACGCCCTGTACAGATGGCGAGTAGGCCGTGGGGATGGTGCCTTCTTGCAACTGAACGTTGTCGACCTCCATCCACATATCAGTCGCTACATCGCCAGATCGGTTGAGCAGACGCGCCGGGTAGATCTGAAGCCGGGTTGCGCCGGCTGGAGCGATGGCGGTCATGCTCAGACGGGTGAATGTTGTTCCTACAACCGTTTCAGGGAGCTGAGGCGCCGAGACGACTGTGCCCGCCTCGTTGACGAACACCATGTACATCGCGAAGCGCGCACCGGAGCTGGACAGTCGCACGTAGGCGCTGAGGGTGTAACTCTGCCCCGGAATAACCTTGGGCCGTGGCCCATCCTCAGGGGCGAAGGTCGGACCGATGTAGCCATTAACGATTAAAGATGGCTTCGAAACCCGCAAGGCTTTAGTGCTGGACGGCAGCGGCGAATCCACCCATGTGAAAACAGGCAAAGCGCCGTCGCCCATGTCGCCCCGCCAGTATTGTGGCCGGCTGGCATCGATTGGCGCAGGCAGTTCAAAAGAGCTGTTAGGCAGCAAGTTGTCACCGCCAGCACTGCCTAAACTGTTGTTCAGCGTGGTGATCTGGCCGCTCACACTGGTGAGGCCGGTTTCGGTCTGGGTCACCCGCCCGGTGAGGGCAGTGGTTGCCGCGGCTTGGGCCGTCAGATCAGATGCGGTGACCTTGCCGTTGTCTTTCCAGCCGCTGACCGTGGGAGACAGCTCAAACTGAGCCCTGTCCCATTCGCTGAAACCCGTGAGCGGCGTTCCGTCGACTGGTCCTCGAGTTCGCAAAAGCACGCGAACCGAAACGGTCCCCGCCGGCGCGGCGGCACTAGTCCTGGAGATGCGCTGCCAATTGTCGGAGCCGTTGAGGTTCGCCGGGCCATCGGTGCTGATAATTGTCCCGGCAGCGTTGCGCCACTGGATGTACATCTGCGCAATGATCCCGACTGTTGACCGGAAGTACGCGGAGGCCGTGACAACCGTGCCTGGCGCGACCTTGGGTTCGACGTCCACATTAGCGCCAAGGTCTGCATAGGCAGTGGCGCTTTGCAGTGTCAGGTTAGTGCGTTGCGCCTTGCCCGCCGTGTCCAGCGTCGAAGCGACGAGCGCTGTCGTCAGGTTTGTTGCACCGCCCACAACGCTCCATCCGTCAGCGATCAGGGCGGGGCTCGTCGGCCACGGCTTATCGAACGATGGGTTGTAGAACAGGTTCTCGCCGCCCACGCTCGCCAGATTCGCGTTGATCGTTGTGATCGCACTACCCGCGGCCGTCAGATCGGTGCCTTGCTGCGTGACCTTGTTGCTCAACGCTTGGACGGTCGACGAATCCGCTTTGCCAGCAACACTGTTTTGCAGGCCGGTGATGGCCGTGCCTTGGCTGCTGATGCTGTTCTCGGCAGTCGTTACCCGGCTCGACAGGCTGCTGACCACAGAGGAATCGGCTTTGCCTGTCAACGACGTCTGCAGGCCGCTGATCTGACTGGCCTGCGAGGTGTTCACGCCCTCGATGCTGGTGATCTTGGTTTCCGCGGTGTTGACGCGCGCGGCGAGGCCGTTTGCGGTCTGCACTGCCTGGCCAACATTCAGCCAAAACTCGGTGTTTGGAGGAGGCGTGTTGATCGGAACGGCCTTGATGGCTTGATAGATGATCCCATCTTCGCCCAGCGTGCCCTGGCCAACGGTGTAAGTATCGGTCGGCTTGTACGGCATCGAGTCGGCCAGATCGCCAATCTGATCGATCTGCGCCTGCAGCTCGGCCTGCACTTCCGCTACGGTGTTGTTTACGCCGGTGATCTGGTCGCCCAGCTCGGTACGTACTTGATCGAGGCGTTCGTTCACCGACCCCGGGCCATCACCGCCGATTTGGCCAATTTCCGACAGCAACTCTTTGCCCAGCTCGCTCTCGGTGATCTTGCCAGTCAAGTACTCCAGAATGTCGTCCGCATCGGCACTCGCCTGCCCATTCACGACGGTTGGGGCAAGCGGGTACCACGGGCCGACGTTTCCGGTCCGATCGATGAGGCGTGCCCAGAAGAAGAACGACTGGCCCGCGCGCAGGCCCTGCATGGTGTAGTCAGATTGCGGATAGGCCAGGTCTGCCAGCTTGGTCGCGCTTTCCAGATTCGGCACAGCGCTGTACCAGATCTCGGTGCGCTGGGTGTCTTCCGCACCTGGGGGGAAAGTCCATTGCAGCCCAATCCCGAAGATCAGGCTTTCGGTCGTCAGCGAAGTGACCGCCGGCGGCAAGCCCTCCTTGCCATTGAGCTGCGTCAATTGCGAGCTGCGCCAGATCGAGGAGATGTCGTAGGCGCTTACAGCGCGGACCCTGGCCAGATAGGCGCCCGAGTAGATGCCGGTGATGTCGACGCTGGTGGTCCCGGTGCGCTGCACCCTGATCCAGTTGCCGTTGTCCTTGCGCCACTCCACGTCATACGCGACCGCGCCGTTCACAGCCGGCCAGGTGATGGTCATCGTATTGATCGCGATACCCTGATCGATCGCAGAGTGCGAAGTCAGCGTAACGCTCGCCGGCGCCGGAACAACAGTGATCGGGATGACGCTGATCGGGCGCTCTTCCAGCTTCGCGCCAGTGTCGATGAACGCGTATTTACCCGGCTCGAACTGCAGCGCGGCGATCTCGTAGTCTCCTTCCGTTGTGCGTTTTCTGCTCAGCACACGATAAAGCGGGATGGCCAGGTCATCGGCATCGAGCGCCCATTGCAACTGCGGGGTCGGTGCTTCGCTGTAAGCAGCGGTCACGGTGACGGCGCGGCCAGCCACGGACTGCACCGTTCGCCCTTCAGCCTTGCCGCTTGGCAGGTTGATGATCAGTCGGTCGCCAGCCTTCGCCTGGGTGTCACGGTCCAGCGTCACGACGCGGTCAGCGGAGTTCGAGATGCGCCCGCCAATCTCGCGCCCCGCCAGGAGTGAATCCGCGATAGGGATGATGTAGCCAGGCAAAGGGATCTCGCCTTCCAGGCCGGTCTTGAACGTAACGGTCCGGTCCTGGTTGTTGCTCATAACCACCCATTTTCCACGGCGCTGAGCCTCGGACGCGCGGGTGCAGCCGATCGCACTGATCTCGACCGGCTTGTCGCCGAACCTGCGTTGCAGGACGGGGTCGGCGTACGCGGTGACGTCGGTGTCGTAGTTGTTGGCCGGATTGTCGAAGCTGACGATTGCCCGGGTGTACCGGGTCTGCGACGAGGCGCTGCCATAGGAGAACTTGCCGTCGACCACGTTGGCCCGGGTGAACACATAGTCGAAATCCTGCGCGCGCGGCATGTCTGCCTGCATCACGATTTGACCCTCGGCCCAGTACGTCATGCCTCTGTAGATAGCGGAGATATCCCGCAGCAGCGTCCACGCCTCGGCTTTGCCCTGCAGGTTCATGTCACACAGGAAGCGCGGCTCTTGCCCCCCGACGCCGTCCGGCACCAACTGATCGCAATACTGCGCGATGCGGTACAGCTCCCACTTGTCAACCATGAACGGCTTGATGCGTTTGCCCAAGCCGAAGCGGTCCTCGGTGCAGATGCCGAACGTGACCCAAGCGGGGTTATTGGTCCACGCCGACTTGAAAGTGCCATCCCACACGCCGCTGTAAGTGCGCGCGATAGGATCATAGTTGCTCGGCACCTGCCACTTACGGCCGTTGCAGTCGATTGTGACAGCCGGAATGTTGGTGAACTGCTCGGCATCGAACTCCACGTACAGCAGCGCGGTATTGGGATAGCGCAGCTTTGCATCGATCACTTCGGTGTAACCCGCGATCAACATCGTGTCGGCGATCTTGTTGGTGTTCTGATTGGGGGTTATGCGACGCACGCGGATCTGCCAGCCAGAAGTTGCAGTGGGCAGATCGATGCGGCGCGACCGCTCATATCGGGTTGTGGTCTTGCCGTCCACAGCCTCGGCGAGCACCTGTTGATAAGCACCGCCGTCGGTGGAAACGTCAACGGCATACTCGATCCGATAGCCGGCAACATTGCCGCTGTCATCCTGTCGCTGGAGTGCTGCCCAGGCAAAACGCAGGCGCACTGCCGACAATTGGGTATTTGTCAGCGAGCGTACCCATGCGGTATCGCTGCGCAGTTCAACGTTGACGGTCGTTTCGTTTTCCACGGAGGGAATGCCGGGAATGTAGGTCTGGTCAACTGCGCCGCTGCGCCACTCCCACTTCACGTTCGGAAAGTTGATGTTGCCGCTGGCATCGGTGATCGGCGTGTTGTCCAGGTAGATATTGGCGGCGGTCGGAACTCCGTCGAACTCACCCTCACCCACTGCGATCAAGATCTTCGCCAAGTTGGTGGAGCGCAGGCTATCCACGGCCTCTGTTGGAGCTTTAGGGCTGGTGCTGCCGCCTTTGGCGCCACGGATATCAATTTGCTCAACTGCGCCCATGCTTTTCTCCAGGCATAAAAAAACCGCCAATCGGCGGCCAGGTCGTCCAGTTCAGAATCAGGTTTTGTCTTCGGCGTAGATCGATGCCGAGATAATCGCCCCGCCCCAGCGGCGCCGACCGATGCAGATCGGCACTGGATTGCCGCTGGCGGTCGTGTTTTTGGCAGAGCCGAAGGCGTAAGACGGCATGTTCTCGGGCGCGGCGCTCTGCTTCAACCCGGACGATTGAGGGCTGAGCATCTGCATCACACCTCCCAGCACCAAAGATGCGCCCAGAGATTGGCCCCAACCCTGCATGCCTGGAACAAAGAACGAAGCAACGAATATCACCGCGCCGATGATGGTCTGCAGTATTCCCGCACGCTTGCTGCCAGAGACTACGGGCACTATCCGGAGCTCCCGAGTCCCGCCGAGTTCGAAGCTGTCCGCAGCCTCGTTTTTGCGGTTTCGGAAAATCGCGAATCTCATCCCCAGCCTGTCCAGCCGCCTGATCTCTTCATCGAACCCCGCGAGGGTCGCCTTGAGCGCCTTAAAAGCCTCCCAGACCTGGCCTGAGTCGATCAGCCTGTGGTGCGCCCGGCCGAAGCGTTTGGCCAGCGACCCGGATAGCAGGATGGTAGTCATCGGATTGTAAGAAGCAGCCACTGCAGACATCTCAACCTCACACATAAAAACCACCCGAAGGTGGCCTGTTTGTCGTTCAGAGACAGCTTTTGACCGCCTCCTCAATTGCTGACCTGCCGACTCCGGGCATCCAGGCGACCCGCTGATAAAACGCTATCTGGCTGCCGGCTGAGGTCTTCTTCACCTCCAGCAACTCGTCCGTCATCTGCATCGCGCCGACCACTAGACGGTAGCCGTCAGCAGTTTCGGACATCACGGCTTCTGATCGTGCGTCCTGCCATTTCGGGAAGACGCACGTAGCGTATTGCTTCGGCGATTTGTCAGTTGTTGCGTTGGTGGTTGGTGTTTTGCTTTTAAGATCGCTTGGCGATACGCAGCCGGACAGAAGGGCAACTGCCAAGGCCCCTATCAAAATTCGCATGATGATCCCTCACATAGAAAGCCCCGAGGGTATCACTGCGCATCGCGGTGACGAAGTACCAGCCGGGTCCGGTCATGCCAAGGGCCACCGAACACAATGATCTCCGACGGCTTGCCGTGCACGTGATGCAGCAGGAAAGGCCCCGCGCCATGCACAGCAGTCGGCTCGCTTGGCAGCTTAGGATCTGAACCGAGGTAAATCCCAGCGTGGTTTGGATGTTTTGTGCGTCCAATTTCCATGACGATCATGTCGCCGCGCCGGGGGGGGCCTACCCGTTCAAACCCAGACGCCTCGTAAGCCTGCTCGTAAAGACTCGGGCCGTCGGCCTGCTCCCACCAACCGTCCTCACGCTTGAACGCTTCGAAATCCAGCCCCCACTCCCGCTTGTACCAATCCGCGCACACCTGCCAGCAGTCCCACGCGCCATGCACAAACGGCCGGCCTAGCAGAGGCGTATGCCCAGTGGGTACGATCGTTCGCAGATCACCCTCAGGCCAACTGATAATGTGCCATGGCAATTCAGTCGCCTCGCACATGGCGAGATCTCGCGGAGATGGCCGGCTCGTTGCATCAGGGTGAGAGTGAACGATGCCGATCACCTCCCCTATGTCCTCAGCCGCCGCATACTCCTCTGGCGCGATCCGGAACTCTTCGTTCGGGTCGGTCGCGGTGTTCTGGACGGGGATGTACTGGTGCTTGCGCCCAACCGCAACCAGAACGCCGCAGCACTCGCGCGGATATTCGGCTGCGGCATGCGCCTGTACAGATTTGAGGATGTATTTGCGCATGTCAGCTCCGAGCGATCAGCGATACGGCCGGGAATCCGCCGAACGGAAGTTCGTTGCCCGCACCCCAGCGAGGCTCGCAACCAGTGGTCAGCAGGCCGTTGCACTCGTCCAGCTCGGGGTTGGCAGTTGGGTTTCCATCCTTGTCGAAGTACGGCCCGGTGTAGCCGCAATTCGGACCACGATATTTACCGGTGAGGCACCAATGGCAGAGAGTAGTCATCTGCCGTCCGATGGATTCGCCGCCCACATCACCTGGGCTGGCCAGCTCCCATGAAACGGTTTCGCCGTCCTCGTTCGTTTTCTGATCGACGTACCAGACCTCGATCGATTCTTGGGTCGGATCGGCCTCGGCGTTGCCGTCAGGGAAATTCTGAGCATCGATATAGCGGGCCAACGTGTGACGCATAGTCAGCTTGAACTGGAGCAGGTCATCAAAGGCCAGGCACAGCGCCGTAATTCTGCCGTTGACGTTACCAACGGACAGGCTCGGGCGGACCGCAGCGCCATCCCCATTCGCTTGGATGCCGTCGATCTGCATTGGCCAAGCGCCGTACTCTTCCCCCCGCCACCAAATCGGCTTTGCTGGCAACTGATCCGCATCAACGCCGGCAGCGATCAACTCGGCCGGCGTGTACGGGATGGCATGACCATGAAACCGCAACACATCCGCTCCGTAATCGCTTCCATCCAGTTCGAAGAGCAGCACTTCACTGCCAGGCTCGAGCGCCTGGAGATCTTTGATAAGTGGCATTTAAGTCCTACGGGAGGAATGACTGCGTGAATGTGGTCGTAAGCGTGAAGATGCCCGCGCCATTGGGACTCACGGCGGGGGCAGCAGCGCGCCAGAAACTCAGCTCGCCCAGAGGCGGCGTCCAGAGGAACGACCTGAAATTGCCGTGGCGATCGAGGAAACTTTTGATTTCCAAGGCGGCGGCTTTATCGACCACAAAGGTCAGGGACCAACTGTCAACGCGGTTGTTGATGCCGTCCCCGACCACCTGTTCGTACCCATCGCCGAATTTCGATGACCGGGTTCGATATTCCGGAGCGCTGGTTGCATCGATCTTCGGGCACCAGTTGAATGTTTCAACGGCCATTGATGGCTCTCCAAATAACGCCGCCGGGCCGGAGCTCTGCGGCGATCGCCTGCTGTGCACCGCGCTTGGCGGTGTCCGCGTAAGCCTGGCCGACCGCCTGCATGTCCTGCGCGGAACTGCCGCCGCTGGACTCAGGCACCGCGATAGTTTGCTGAATGAGCACCTGCGTGGAGGATGCAGAACTGCCCCCACCAATCGCCTTGACGCCCAATGAGCCGTCGGAGGTGCGCGACAGGGGCAGGATTGCTTCTGGCCCGGCCTCGCCCATCAGTCCGACATTCCCGCCCGCCATCCCGAATGTGGTCGGGGAGGAAACCAGCCCGTTCGTGAACGCTCCACCTTTGGCAAACATCTGGACACCATCAGCCCAGGCGCCGCCTTTGGCCTGAGTGCTCGCCCAGTTTGAGAACGCCGTGCCTGTGTAATCCGACTGGGAAGATCCTGCCGTGGCGCCGCCGGCGAACAGTCCGCTGACTGCGGAAACCCCCGCAGCCAATAGGCCGCTGGCGGCCTGTCGAGCGGCGATGCGAGCCATGTCCGCCAATATTGACTTGGTGAAGTCAGCAAACGAGAGCTTGCCTGTCAGGGCGAAGTTTGTGACTGCATCTTCCATCGAGCTGAACGCACTGGTGAACAATGTCTGAGTCTGGGCGGAGACGTCCTGTGCGCTGTCTAGGTAGTTAGCAAGGGCGGCAGATGCTCCATTGACCCAATCGGCCTGCGCCGTATCCAGCCCCTTGTAATAGTCCTGCTGGATCGCGAGGCGTTTGGCCAGTGCATCCTTGAGTTGCCCGGTTTGCTTGGTGAATGTTTCCTGGCTGATATCGCCGGTGTTCAGCTGCTTCTGCAGGTCTGCCATCTGCTGGTTGTAATCCTCCTGGATAGCCAGATCCTGCTTTAGGCGATCTCGCGCCTTGTCACCCAGGCCGACGGCTGCGATCTCCTGATCAAAGCCAGACTTCGCGGTCTGGTTGGCGGCGTTCAGCGTGGCCGCATAGGCTGCTGCCTTTGCCTCGTCCTCGTTCGCCTGCTTAAGCTGCTTTTTTACATCCAGTTCTGAAGCAAGCCCAAGCAGCCGTTTCTGCTGCTGAGCATTGATGCCGACGAGCTTCCCGGATTCGATCTCGAACTGGAGCTTGGACACCTCGGTGGCATTTTTCCTCGCATCCACTGACGTGTTGATAAGCTCAATCTGTCGCTGCAGATCCGTTTCGGAATCTGCGAACGAGTCCTGGATTTTCTTCGCAGCGGCGGCGGCATCAGACGCGGCTTTCTTCGAGGCTGCGGCGGCTGCTGCGATGGCTGCGGGGTCCACGCCCGAACCAGTGCCAGGCGTGATGGCGGGTTTCGACTTGGCCAGCTCGGCGGCCGCCTTTTTGGCATTGGCCACGTACTCCTTGAACTGATCCCCGGCTAACGGCCGGTCAAGGTTTTCGTGAATCTTTCCCGCGGCCTGTGCGGCCACACCAAACTGAAGCTGAGCGCTGTTGGCAAAGTCCGCTGCGTTCTGCTTGAACTCCTTCGATGTATCACCGAACGTGAGCACCGATAGCGCTGTGTTGGCCTGCGCCGCCAAGTTGTCGGTGTGCCCTACAGCCGTGGCGAACATGCCAACCAGCGTGTTCGCGATCACATCAAACACGCGGACCACGCCATCACCGGCGTTAACGATGAACGCTGTGGATTCAACCAGTTTTTCGCCAAGATCTCCTACAACGCCCTTCAACCCGCCAGCCTCTTTCGCCGATGAGTTCAGGTCCTTTGCGAACTGAGCAATGACTGGAAGAAACTCAGCGGCGAGCATGGTCTTGGCAGACGTTAGATACTGCTCAAGACCCTGAATTTCGATGCCGAACTGTTTCGCCGCGGCGATGGTGCTCTCGTCCATGACGACGCCGGCGGCCTCAGCTGAGGCTCCCAGTTCATCGAAAGCCTTGCCGCCGTTGCGTAGCAGTGGCACGAGCGCAGTAGAGTCGCTGGCGATCGCTTCCATGTAGAACGTCATTTCCTGCTGGCTGACGTTCGCTTTCTCCAGACTCGTGACGTACAGCGCCAGCGCGTCCTTGCTGTTGAGCTTTTTGAAGCTGTCGGCCGTCAGACCAACCTTCGGGGCGATGTTGGTGAAAAAGTCCTTCAGAGCGCCGCCGCCCGTATTCGCAAAATCCCCAAGCTTGTCGTTCGTGTCTTTGAAGATGTCTGCAAGTTTGTCTTGCTCAATTCCCACGCTCTGAGCGCCAGCGGCGTACTTCTGAAACTCCGTCGTGCCCAGGCCGGCCATCGCCGCCTGGTTTGAGATTTCCTTCGCCACGCTTGCCGAATGGACAACAAGCGCAGTGAGCGCCGCAGGGATGGTACCGACCGCAGCACCCACGCCCTTTGCCAAACTGTCGAATGACTTGTAGATCTCAGCCGTTCGCTTTTTAGCGTCCTGGCTCGCTTTGTCGAGCGGGCCAGTAAACGCACCGATTTTCGCAATCAGATCAAGCGTGAGCGTACCCAGTGAATTACTGGCCATTCATAATCTCCGGGAGTGTTACACCCATGCCTCCATTGCTTCCTCAAGACTGACCTCGCGCGCACGCTCATGCGGCAAGAAGTCGGCAAGCTTGAAGCCGCCATCTTTGGATATCCGATTCGCATAGATAGTGGTCAGGAGTGCAACGCTGCGCTCGATCCTGGCCCCCACGTTCAGAGAGCCGCGTTCCCGCCGGTACTTTGCCCAGCGGTTGTATTCACGGAGGCTGAGACGCTCTTGGGCTTCCGCGATCGTGCAGCCGAACGTGGTCGCGAGTTCGTGCCAGAGCTCTTCTCCGTCAGTGAGGGCGTCGTCTTTCCCAGGTTGTTCACCTCAAAGATGGCGGCGAGCAGCGCCACTGTGAGGCGGCCGTCGAGGGCGCCGCGCTCCGGGTCCGCAGTACCAGTGATATCGCCAACGGTGAACACGGCACTGCCGTGCTCATCGCAAACGCTGGCGGCGATTCGCCCTGCCAGGCTGTCGTGTTTGCCATTCAGCGCCGTGACATCGCTGACCGCGGCCTGGTACCCCAGCGGACGAATGAACACCGTTGCGGTGAACTCGTCATCGCCCTGTGACCACTTGATTGCTTTCTCGACCGGCCGGCCGGTAAATGCGCCAACCGACTTAAGGCTTTCCATCGTGAGTTTCATGCTGTGGCCTTATGTCGTTGTCTTGCGAATCCAAGCGGAGCCGCCGGAGCGTTGAATGGTTGCCGCAGTGCTTACGACGGTGTTGCCTGCGAAGTCGAAGGGGAAGTCGGAGACGTATCCGCTGAAGGTGAACCAGGTGCGATCTTCAGGAAGTTCGAAATCGTCACCGGCCGCATTCAGCGTTGGTGCAGACTTCCCGTCCGACCAGCCAACCGCCCATGGAATGGTTGTGTCGCCGTTGGCTTCGGAAAGCTGATGAAGCCGAATGTGGCTGGCGTTGTTGGGGTCAGCGTTGATGGTCAGCGAGGCCTGCCCGGGCGTGCGCAAACCTTTCTTGTAACTGCGCTCCTGGTCTTCCAGGCAGGTATCTTCAATCTGGTCAGCTGGAGCCCCGCCGGGGCTGAACGCCGTGGCGCATTCAATTGCGAGCACGGTCTTTGGACCGGTACCGGACAATGGCGGGACCAGCGCGTAAATCTGGGTTCCTTGGGACAGAATCGACATGGTGATCTCCAAATGTCGGGCACAAAAAAGCCCGCGCATGGCGGGCCGGTTTTGGGTATTCGGTTATCGCTGGACGATCCAGTCGACGTCGAAGCTGTAGCGGTAGAGCATGGTCTCGGTGTCCCGGGTCTCGCCGTTGTAACTGCTTACGCGCGCAGCAAGCTCGATGGCGTACTCGATAGCCTGACCTGCGGCACGAGCAGCCGAGGCAGTGGAGGCATAGACATCGACCTGCAAGCCGTAGGCCTCGACGTCGGGGCGCCCGGCTAAATAATTATCCGGGCTACCGTTGATGACTTGCCATACGCAATAGGTACCAGCGGGTTTATCCGGTGCCATTCCGAATAGATAAAGCCTCACCGGGCTTTGCCCGATCAGAGCTGTTACAGCGGGATCCGCCGCTGCCACTTGGAAAATGGGTGGGTATTTCATCGGCCCCCCTTCGCTGCCCGCCGGATCGCCCGGTCAATGGCCTTTTCGTATTCAGTGATGAACGTGGTCGTGGCCAGGCTGATGTTGTCAGCCAATGCCTTACGCATGAATGGGCTCGCCGCCATCTTGGCGGTGCCGAACTCGAAGAACCTCCAGTGCGGCGTCGGTCCGGACTCACCTTCGTCAGGGTTGCCCTTCTTGGCGATTTTGGCCCCGTGAAGAACGCCAACGCGGAATCCCAGATCACCCGATGCTTTGAACAGCCGGCCATTCCAGCGAAGCGCGATGTTCTTTGCGATCGAGCGTCCTGTCGCCGTATCGTCGAGCTTCTGCGCCCCTTCCTTTGCCTTGTCGGCAACGACCTGGGCGGCCTTGCGCAGCGCCGCACGACCGCCCTTGCGCTTCACGTCGTACGACACCGCTTCCAGCTTGGCCACAAGCGAATCTATGCCGGTCAGGCTGAACTGCACCGTATCAGGCATCGCCCACGCCCTCGCTGCATGGAAGCGTCAGGTAATCGAGGCCGCTGTCCACGTCGGCAAGCACACCCTGAATGTTGTACAGCTTGCCTCGGTGAAGTAAACGCATAGCCGAGGTAACCCCTGGGCGGTAACGAATCACGACACGCGCCGTCACCTCCGATTGGCTTGCTGCTGCGGCAATGAACTCTCGTCCTGAGAGCGGCTCAATCGCTGCCCACACCTTGGCGACCTCAACCCATGATGGGGTGACCTCTCCGGTGACCGGATCTTGTGAGAACTCGGCGCGCTGGAGCGTTACATGATGTCGAAGCTTTCCTGCGCGCATCAGATCCCCCAGCCGATTCGATACGGTGTCAGCAGCGATCGCGAGCCCATTGGCAACTCGCTGAATGCAGCACCGCTGGCCGAATCCTCCCGGTTGGCATAGAGCGACCCTAGGATCAGCAGACAGGCCGCGCGGATCGATGCATTCATGAGCACCGGATCAAGGCCGGCCGAGCCGTCGAGCACAGCGGCGCCCAGCGAATCCAAGTCCGCATAAAACCGCCGATTCATGAACTGGGCGGCACTGTCCTCCGCGGCGGTCAACAGCAGCTCCACGTACTCGCGGTCATCCTCGTCCGCCCGCAAATGTTGCATCGCTTGATCGGTCGGGATGGCGTTCATGTCAGACCTTCGGCTTTTTGTCGGTGGCCAGGCCGGCTGCGACCAAAGACACCGCGTCATGCTTCGGCGACTTGTAGCCTTTGCCACCAGCACGACGGATCTCTTTTCCGTCCAGGTAGCTGCGGACCGGGTAAATCATGACCTCGTTGCCGTCCTCAGCAACGCTATCCGACTGCAATTGGGCATCGGTGGCTGCTGAAGCGTCGAGGGCAGTCGTTGAGCTAGCCGCTGTTGCCGCGTCGGAGGACGGCTGACCCGCCTGCACGGTGCTACCAATCCCATTGGCCGGATCAGTGGGCTGGAGCGGACCAGTCCCTGCGCCTGCCACGGAAGCGCTATCTGCTACCGCGGTCCCACCTTGTACGGAGGGCGCAACGGCCGTGGCGGTGGTGCTTTCTGCTGAAGTCTGCTGACCAGAAGGGGCAGAAGTCGTATTCGCGGCTGTAGCAGCCCCCTTGGTTGCATCGCTTGCGCTTGCACGTGCCATGTTTGTCTCTCCTGAAGCAGTGAGGCCGCCCGCAGGCGGCCTCGTTTGGGAAGGGTTAAGCCGCTGGGGTCAGAGGACCGGTCACGAAGGCTTCCGGGCGGTACACAGAGAAGGCCAAGCGCTCTTCAGCGCGGATAGTCACCATGTTTTTCTCGAAGTCGTCGGCGTTCTCAGTCGACACCAGCACCTCGATACCCATCCGGTCGAAGATCTGCGCAGCGAGGCTGAAGGCGCCCACCAGGAACTGGTCCTGGACAATTGCTTGGGTTTCAACGACTGGCAGGTTCCACAGGCGCGCCGCGGTGCCTTCTTGCGGCTTGCCGATGATGTATCGCCCTTCCCCATCTTTGAGCAGCTCAATCGCCGCCCAGTCGATCGGGTTCAGCACGATGCCGGTCGACGGGAACTCGGCCAACTGCGCCTGGAGCAGGGCCAGACGAATGCGGTCGATACGCTGAATCGCCTGCACTTGGATACCAGCAGGCGCTGCGTAAATCTGCGCCTGGGGGATGATCCCTTTCACGTTGTTGCCTGTGCCGTTGCCGTACAGCAGCTGTGCTTCCTCGGCCATCAACAGGCCGTAGCGAGCTCGGGCGTCGATGTAGCTCTGCAACGCAGAAGCGTCGTCCAGGATCTGGCGGCTGCCTTTGAACAGGTGTGCGATGGTTCGCACGTTGGCGTTCTGCAGCTCGAATTTCAGGTCGCTGTAGGGCTTGGCCAGGCCTTCGCCGACGATGGCGGCGTTATTCGTGAAGCCGGTTTCACGCACGTACTCGATAGCGTTGCTGTCGGTGGTGCCAGGCGCAACCAGATCGCGAATGGTCAAGCGGCGCTGCGGCGCGAGAACGATGCCTACTCGCTCGGTCTGCACCAGCGCGCCGCCGGAGGTTGGAACAGAAGTGATTGCGGCTCGCGGCACGGTCACACGGCGGGCGCCGCGGAAAGAGCTGTTGACGCCTTCTTCTGCCATTTTCGCGGCGACGAGCTGACCGGCAGACTGCTGAACCTCCGGCTCATGACGCTTATTGGCATTGACCAGCTTTTGCTCAGCGTCCTGCATGCGAGCCTGAAGCTCGCCCTGCTTCAGCAGCAGCTCATCCACCTTGCCACGGGTCTCAGCCTGCATTTCACCGGAGGCTTTGATTTCCTTCTCGGTGCGTTCAGCGTAAGTCTTGATCTGGTCGCCAACAGCTTTCAGATCAGCTTGGGTTTGCTTTTGGGAAGCTTCAATTGCAGAAAGATCTACAGCCATGATTTTGTCCTTTCAGAAATGAAAAAACCGCCTCTAAGGCGGTTATCAAATGGGTTGCAGCGCCAGTCGATCAGCAGGCGGGGATGAGCCCCCGAAGTGCCGACGCCTGATTTGCGGTTTCTTCAAACGCGGATACATCAAGGGCAGCGCTGGGCTTGCCCGGCACGACAGCGCGAAGCGTGTCGCCGCCAGCAGCGCTAGACGTGCTGGTCTTGATTTCTGAGATGAGCTTGCGGCGCTCGCTGCGCGGCATCCCTGATTTGGCGAGCGCAGCGTCGAGCTTGCGGGCCGAGTGAGCCTGATTAGCTTCTTCGCTGGGGGCTTGTTCTACTTCGGATGCCGAGATCAGGCCGGTGGCGAAACCCTTCTCAACGGCGTTCGAGCCATTCATGTAGGTCTCCGCGTCGAGCATCTTCTCCACCGCGGACTCATCCTGGCCGCTGGTGTCTGCATACAGGCTGATCATCGCGCGGTCGAACTCTTCCATCGTGTCCGCAAGCTCGCGGATGGCGTGGCGGTTCCCGGCGAAGTAGGTCCAGCAGTTATGAATCATGAGGAACGCCGTCTTGGCCACTTCGCGTTTGGCGCCGGCCATCGCAATGACCGACGCGGCCGAAGCGGCCAAGCCCAGAACCTTGACCGTCACCTCTTGGGAGTGCTCGAGCAGACGGTTGTAGATCGCGATCCCCTCGAACATGTCACCGCCAGGCGAGTTGATATAAACGGTGACCGGTTTGTCGCCGATGGAGCGCAGTGCAGCGTCGACGCGCTTGAGCGTGACGCCATCCCCGTACCAGTCTTCGCCGATGATCCCGTACATGGTGATCGTATCGGTGCCGGCTTCCAGCGCAGCGCGCAGATCCGGATTCCACAAATCAAGCGCGCGCGGGCTCAGCTCGCAGTTGAAACTGCGAGCATTTACATTCAAGGGCATGGTTACTCCTGGGCCTGGCCGAGCCAGTTTTTCAAAGCGTTTTGAGCGGCTTGCCCGTCGGTGGACTGGCCGAGCTTGTCGATTGGCGCGAGGTTGGTCTGAACGGTGAGCACCGACGCGTTGCCGCCATGGCGTGGGAGGTTCTCCTTAACGCGGCATTCGTCACGGGTCATGATCCCGTTCTGGGTCATCTTGCTGTACCACTCCGCACGCCCCGCACTGTCGGCTTTCAAAAAGGCCTCCAGCGAAAACTCGGTGTAGTAGGTTCGCCGGTCGACCGGCGTGAGCAGGCGCTTATTGACGCACTGCTGAATCTGGCTTGTGATTGAGCTGATGCAGAAGGTCAGGAAGGCGATCATCTGCTGCTCAAGACCAGTCCCCCAATTGCTACCGGCGTCTGTTTTACCCACCATCCACGGCGGGACGCCGAACCAGCGGCAGATCTCCTCGATGCTGTGCCCGCGCGACTCGAGCAGCTGTGCATCTACCGGATTGATGCCGATGGTTTCAGCCTTTACGCCCTGTTCAAGTACCGGCGATTTCCCAGCATTCATTGCGCCGGAGACGGTCTTCACGTACTCCCTGAACTCGGCACGCTGCTCGGGCTTGAGCACTCGATCAACGCTGAAAGCGACAGTTGGGAGCAGACCATTTTTGAACGTGCCGTTCGCGGCGTCGTCGGCAGACATCGCCGCACCGAAGACCTCGGAGCCGAATCGGATCGCAGACATTCCCACTCGCCCATCAATGCTGAAGGCAGGGATATGCAGCATGTCGCTGCGGGCGATCTGACGGCGAGGCCCTTTGCGGGGCCGGTACCAATACTCCAGCCGCCCGTCATCATCGACATCCAGATCCACCCGGGAAGGCAGGAGGAAGTCCAAGGCAATGACCCGGCCGCCTGATCGGTGAATTTCGCAGTACGCGTTACCCCAGAGCAGCATCGACGACACCACCGCCTGCCAGAACTGGAACGCAGTCATGTCCTCGTTGGGGCTGCTGTGGATCACGTCGTACAGCGAGAAATCTCGCGCGTCCTCGCGATCGCCATCGGCCTTGCGCCGGAATACGCCCAGTGGCAAGCCAGCGACAGAAGTGGAGATGATCCGAACGCAGGCCCAAACGGTGGAGAGGCGCATGACGTTGTCGGCATTCACGGATTTGCCGGAGCTGGACTGGTTGCCTAGGAATGCGCCCCAGAACCCCCCGTCACTAAGGCGGATGGCTTTTCCCGTCCAGTCGCCGAGCGACCTGATCGGCTTGGCCGCAGACCTGCCGAGGACCAGCGAGAGAGATTTATTCACCTGCTAGACCTTTTTGAATGAAACCGGAAATCAGAAACATTGAGGCAGCCGCTGCGATGAGCGCCCATCCGATGCCGAACAGGACAAAAACCCCTCCGACGAGCAGGCCGAAACCTGCCAACGCCGTCAGGATGAAAAACATCAATGGCAGGCTCATGCGATTATTGGATTCCGGATTGAGTCCATGAAAGATTCGGTGGTGTTCTGCGCCGCATCTACAAGCACGCGCCCGATCGTCATGATCAGCGCCACCGCCCCGTCAATCTTGTTGTCATCGCCCTGCTTGATCGGACGCACCACGTCGTCGTTGCCCGGGAGGGTCTTGCCGATGACGTTGCCTATGCACCAGGTCATGATCGGATTGCCGTCATGATGGAATCGGCCAGACTCGATCGCGGCCTCAAGCTCCTTCATCGGGTCGGACATGTTGGTGTAGTTCTGCGTGATCGTGATGGGGTTGAACCCTTCATCGTCCAGGTCGTGGCTCAGACCGGTTGCACCGTGCGGGTCAATGGGCGATTCCCTGAGCGGCGCCTGGTGATTGGCCTCTTTGGTGTCCTCGAGGATCTCGCGGTAATCGATCTCCGCGCCGTCGGTAACTTCCAAATGCCCCGAGTTGATCCAAGCCTGGAAGCGCTCCGACATTCGCTTGTTGTCGGTGTTGTATGCAGTGTCGTAAGGCACCCAGAATTTCGGACCGATGCAGTAATAGTGGGTCTTGCCGTCGATAACCCGCCAAAACAGGCGCGCCCTTGAGTTCATGTCCAGCTTGCGCGCCAAGTCGAAACCGGCAATCCACTCCTGGCCCTCGAATTGTTCGAGGGTCAGCGTGGTGTCTTCGCAGGCCTTCCAGCTTTCCATGTTGAAAAAGCCGGATTTCGCACTGACCCACAGGTTGAGATGCTTGGTCTTGAACGTGTTGGCGAACCGCGCGGACCGAATGGCCCTCGCCTGCTGGCTTTCCAAGTACTCCTGGAACACCGAAACGCCGTGATTCGGATTGGCCTTCGCCAGCATTTTCGGGTCGGTCCAGTCATCCCCCTCGTCGAGAGTCCATATCCAGCCAAACAACTCCTCGTCGGGCACGGTGCCGGCCAGCATCTCTACGACCTGGCGGCGCTTGTCGTAGCAAGGACCTTCGATATCGGCGCCGGCGGTGGTGATGATGAACATCAGCGGCTGACGCCGTGCGCCCATCCCCGTCAGCATGGTGTCGTACTGAGCCGAGGTCCGGTGCTCGTGGTATTCGTCAACGATCGCGCAGCTCGGTGAAGCACCGTCACCGGGATCACCGATCAGCGGCTCGAAGCGGCTGAAGTCGGACGGAATGTTCATGTTCGAGGCATTGACCTCGATGCCGGCAGCTTGAATCAGCATGGGCGACTTGCTGACCATCAGCTT